TTGCCTATATACTTATGTGGATTTGTAGGTATATACTTCCCTTTGTATGCCATACAATTATTTATAAATAGTAACAAGGAGGGTGTGTAATATGAGCAACGAAACACAAGCCAGAGCAGAAGCACAAACTGGTGCAGGTGCAGGTTTATATAATTATGGCCCGCAGAAATTCACTACCATAAATCAGACACTTGGGGATGGTATATTATACGCTCCTGGTACTAGTAATGAGGGAAAATCCCCCAACTTAGAACATTGTATGATATATTACGGTTATGGTAACAAAAGGGGTGGTGTGAATACTCCAAATCATATTATTAGTATGGTGTTTCCCTTACCAGAAGATATTTCCGATGAAATAGGATTGGAATGGAATGCCGATGAAGCCAAAGAGGCAAAACGGGCATCCCGTGTTGATAGAGCATTCGGTACGGGTGGTGGATGGGGATTGAGTATGCTTGGTAGAGCAATTAAAGATATTGTTGGTGAAAGAACTGGTGGACTCCTTGGAGATACTAGACGAGAAAAGGGTGTTGCACTGAATTCACATGAGGAATATTATTTTAAAGGTGTCAATTTTAGGAATTTTAGTTTTAAACACAAGATGATACCTATATCCGCAGATGAATCGGCAATAACGAAAAATATAGTAGATACCTTTAGGTATCTATCTAGTCCTGGATATGAAGATGGAAATAAATTTTTTACTTATCCCAGTGAATGGGAAATACATTTCCTACATAATGTAAAGGGAAGATATCAAACAAATGCACATCTCAGTAGAATAGGTCGATGTGTATTGGATAGTGTTAAAGTCAATTATACGGCAGAGGGTAGTTTTCAATCCCTCCCTGGTGGAGAACCAATTGTAACTGAACTCGATTTATCATTTAAAGAACTTGATCTTGTTACTAAAGAAACACTAAGAAGTGCTGGACAACATGGTGGTCTTGAGGCAGAGGGCACATAAAGTAATACGAATCTAAGATAGGAGATAATAATGTATTTTAGAAATTTCCCAACAATGGATTATAATATGGATACCACTGATAATACCACTACTGTTACGGATGTTTTCAGGAGAGTTGGGGTCAGGAAATCATTGAATAGTTTTATAGCCAATTATTATGAGAGAATATTGAATGCACATGAAAGACCAGAAGTGGTTTCTTTCGAGGAATACGATGTATCAGACAGGCATTGGATATTGATGATGATCAATAATATCGAAGATCCATATTACGATTGGATATTATCACAAGAACAACTTGATAAATTCGTTGAATCTAAGTATCCAGGTAAGACAATAGTATTTCCAACTACACATTTGAGTGATGGGTCGTATGATTCGGCTATAAATTCCACTATAGATACATCTGCTGGTAGGTTTTTTGTGGTCGGGGAGACTATAGCAGAGTATTTTTATGACGATTCGACAAACACAACCACTATATCAGGTGGTGTTGGTGTTGTTACCGAATTTGATCCAACTAACCTGAACTTGACGTATACAGTTACAAGTGGCACTTTCAATGCAGCAACATCTCCAGATATTAATTTTGTGAAGGGTGCAGATAGTGGTGCAGTAGGAAAGATAATAAGTGTTTCCAATCATACTGATGCACCTCACCATTATGAAGATTCTGATTCAAATATAATAGATAGGACAGGTAGTGCAAGTACTATAAGTAATAGATACTATGAGGAATCCGAAAACGAGAAAAAACGAAGAATAAATGTCTTAATGTCTGGGTTTGCAGATAAATTCGATGCAGAACTTAAAACCGAAATAAACAGGTAATGGCAAAATTAACAACAAATCCAAGTAATACAATTATTCCAGGTGATTTTTTATTACATGATATATTTCTTTCTTCTCCATTCAATAATAGGTTATCCATAAAGGAGATAATGGAGGAAATTAATATCTATGAGAGTGTATTCAAGCATACATTAACTGGGAATATTGCAATATCGGATACCAATAATATACTTGCGGATTATCCTATCGTTGGATATGAAACAATAACTCTTATTTTTGATAATCCCACTATAGAGGCTTCTGTTCCTGTGGAAAAGGATTTCAGGGTATATAATATTTCACAATATACTCCTGTGGGAGAACAAGTGGCTGGTTATGTGATAAATTTTGTTTCTGAGGAAACCATAACCAATTCACAGACAAAAATAAGTCAAAGTTATATGGGTAAAAATATATCCAATATAGTGCAGACTATATACGAAGATTATGTTGATTCCGAAAAACCACTTGTAGTTGAGGAAACTAGGAACATACATGATGTGATTATACCCAATTGGAGTCCGTTTTATAGTATGAATTGGTTGTCGTCTAGAGGTATTTCAGAGACATATAATGGTGCTAATTATTTCTTTTTTGAAACGCTCGAGGGATTCAATTTTGTTTCACTTGAGGGTTTGATTGATGAGGTTAGAATGGATAAGGATTTATATCCAGAAGGCACTAAAATGCATTATACATATCAGATGAAAAATGTATCTGAAAATCCAGCACAGATCAATCCAGAGGCATTTAGAAACGCAAGTGATTACAAGGTAGATAGAACATTTAATGTATTGCAGAATTTATCATTGGGGATGTATGGTAGTAAGTTGATCACACATGATATAGTTAGAAGATCATATAAGGAATATGATTTTGATTATAAGGAAACTTATGATGATTATATCCATTTGGAAGAAAACACTAATTCCAATGTGACTTCTGGGACTCAACAATCCACTATGTTGCAGAGTGAGACAGTTGATGATTTTACGGAGAAATATAATAGCTATAGAATGATGATACCTTCACATTACCAATTGTACGGGGGGATTAGAATTCCCAATAGAAACACATCACATCATGAACGTTCTATACAATCTAGGGTTTCACAATTACAACAGTTGAATACCTATAAGTTAATACTTACTGTTCCAGGAGACCCCCTCAGAAGATCTGGTGATCTAATTTATTTTGAATACCCAAACACAGCTGCGAGTGATGATGGTAAGGTAACAGAGGATAAATTGTATTCTGGGAATTATATGGTGTTGGGTGTGAGGAATAGATTTGTCAAGGAGTTCCACGAAACTATTTTGGAACTTGTTAAGGATTCTTATTTTACTCCATTAAGGAAAGAGTTATTGTAATATGGAAAATACACAAAATTTCATGGGATTCGAGTACATCTGGTGGCAAGGTGTAGTCGAAGATAGGTTAGACCCATTGAAGATAGGTAGATGTAGAGTACGGATTCTTGGGTTTCACACAGAGAATAAGAATAAGATACCCACAAATGATTTGCCATGGGCATATCCTGCAACTCCGATAACTTCAGAACCAAATAGTACTCCAACAGGACCCAGAGAGGGTACTTGGGTGATGGGATTCTTTCGGGATGGGAAGAATGCACAAGAACCAGTCATGACTCATCAGATAGATTCTGGAATGGTGACTGAGAATGTACCAAGTAAGGGATTCAATGATCCAGAAACTAATGTAGCAAAACCATCGAAACCCTTATTGGTTACGGAAAGGGAAGAAGGTGAGGTGAATACTCACAAACTTGCTGTGGGTGAGAAATCAGGTACGTTGTTGGGTACTAATTCTCGGACAAAAAGTTCTCTTGTATTACCATTAGTATCGGAACCAGAAACCAAGTATGCAGCTGCATATCCCTACAATAAGGTGACTGAAAGTGAATCTGGTCATGTGGTTGAGGTGGATGATACTAGGGGTGCAGAACGGATATCGGTCAGACATCGATCTGGTTCTTTTTATGAGATATATCCTGATGGTGGACAGGTGGTGAAAATCAAGGGTAAGAATTACGAATTAACGTTAGACGACAAAAATATTCACATAGAGGGTGATCTAAATATCAATGTAGATGGTAAGATCAAGGAAGTCAGTAATAGTAAAGTGGTTGAATCCACTGAATCTTTGAAGATTGATACGGAATATACCACTATAGATTCAGATGTAACGATAACAGGGGACTTGTATGTAAAGGGATCTGTTCTTTCGGATGGAAATGTTATTGTTAATCCTGGAAAGGGGGGAAACGTTTCATCATTACTGTATACTCAGGTTCCAATCCCAATCCCAAGCCCAGCACCAACCCCGATATTCAGTAATTCAGCTGGAATTGCAACATCCACAGCTAAAATGACTGAAATGATTGTAAAAAATGTTGCAATCGAAGTCGAAGCATTGGCAAAAGAAACAGCAGAATCGGCAGCAATTGCAGCATCACAAGCAGAGGATACAGTTACATAGGAATAAACTATGCTTATACAAACTAGAAAATACAATGATTTGGATATCAACTTTTCAAAGAATCTGATTACCAAAGATGTTGGAACCAAAAACTACAATGATGCAGTAAAACAGTCTATAAAAACTTTGGTGATGTTGGATAGGTATGATAAACCATTTCATCCTGAAATACACTGTAGTGTTCGATCCTATCTATTTGAACTTGCATCGCCTATTACAGCAACTGTTATTTCACAGGCAATACAGGATTGTATAAATGCATATGAACCCAGAGTACGACTAAATACAGTAGATGTAGTTGCATTGGATGATCTTAATACATATCAAGTTACCCTAGTTTATACGATATTGAATGATCCAAATCCAGTCAATACACAAGAATTGGAATTTTTATTAGAACGGATAAGGTAATATGGCAACGACAAATTTAAGA